CCGACTCGTTCTCTCGGACACAGTTACGAACTTCGATCGCGCCCATCATACCCCTGTAGTCGATGAGCGCATCGTAGAGAGCCCGCGCGACGGCCACTGCCTGCGGATAGGTACGCGCGTAGCTGTCGAGCTGCACCACGCAGCGGTGGAGCGCAATGGTGCCGCAGTAGGTCTGCGTGTCAGCGGTGGACGTGAGTTGATACACCACACACGGGGTGGGCGCTGTTTGGGGAATCAACAGCGGGTAGATCCGCGTGATGCCATCGGCGCGCAGCAGCGCGGTCACCGCGGGCACACTCGCCAGGTACGCGTGCAGGCCCTGCTCGATCATCGCCGCCCCGAGGCGCGTTTCTTCGCGATCCGCTCGACCCGCTTGCGCATCTCGGCGGCCAGGCCCTGCAGCATGGCGTCCTCTGACGCAACGAACGCCGGGCGCAGCCACGGCCGCGCGGGCATCTTGGCGGTCCCGAGCTCGACAAATTGCAATGCATAAAAAGCTTCCTGGGTCACACCGAGGCGTGCCACCACCGAGCCGGCGCGCTTGTTGAGCGTGGTCTTGATCGCGAGGGACCGCGCGGCAAAGCCCGGCGCCACCAGCCGTCCGAGGTACGTGAGATGCGGCTCGCTACCTTTCGGAATGTTGGCGCGGGCCTTGAGCAGCACGACCTGGAGCGCCTTCTTGACGCTGGCCCGCAGCTCCTTGGCGGCCACCTTGGCGCCCAGGTCCGTGAGCTGACCGGTGAGCTCGCCGACCCCTTCCAGCTGTGTGCGCGCGAAGAAGCCGGGGCCCCGACTCACGGGTTCACCACGTCGGTGCCGCGCCGGAAGCCTTCGGCATCGCGCTTGAGACACATCAGCCGCAGCTCCCGAAAGCCGGACTGAAAATGGACCACGCCCTCTATGTCGTAGATCTCGGTGAGCTCAGGGGTGTCACGCAGGTAGTGCTTGATCCGCATCGTCGGGATCACGCCGTCTCGGTAGCGGATGCGGATCATGGCGTTGGTCGAGGTCTGCAGCTGCTGGGCTGCGAAGTACTCTTGAGCGCGGTCGGGCAGGACCTCGGCGCTGATGCGGTCGGCGAACGGCAACCAGGAGACGCCGATCGCGCCGGTGCTACCGTCCTGCGTTTCGATCGGCCGTTCGATGCTGATCCGGTGGCGGAGCTTGCCGCTTTGCACGTGTCCTCGCTTCTCTCAGTTCCAACGCCCGGCGAATGTGTTTGGGCACGATACGCCGCACCTTGGCGCAAAGCGCGCAGCTCATACACCTAGCCCGGTGCGATACGGATACAACAGATTCTCGGCTGTCTTGTTCTCACCGAACGTGACGCCGGCCTCTTTGATGCCGCGATTCTCGTAGGCGTTCTGGACGTGCATCAGGATCCCGAGCTTCACATCGGGCGGCAGCTGCAGGTCGAGATCCGGCGGTGAGTTGCTCGAACTGCCCAGGCTCGACAGCGGGCGGTTCAGCCACTGCTGCACATGAGCCTCGGCCGCATCGATCAGGAAGGCCACCCAGTCATCATCGTCATTGACCTGGATGCGGCAATGCGTCTTGGCCTCGATGAGGGTGAGGTAGGACATCTCAAGCAGCCGTTGGAGGTCGTGGCGACGGCACCGCCCGCGGGCGCTCGATCTGCTCGAGGGACTTCTGCTCGAGCATGTCGAACATGCGGCCCACCACCACCGGGGGCATGAGCTCGCCGACCAGGCGCTTCAGGCGCGACACCTCCTCGACATTGAGCTCGACCCATTCACTGCCCTCGGACTCGATCTTCACGGCCAGGGCGAAGGTCGCGTACTTCTCCTCACCGGTTTTATCGGGTGCCTGCACCAGCACCAGCGTCGAGATGGACTTGAAAGTGAGCACCGTGCCGGCGCCGTCCTTCAGCGGCGTCTTGCCGTCGATGTTGAGCAGCGGCGCGTGCAGTGCGTACTTCATGTGTTTAGCTCTCCTTGTTGACGAGGTAGGCGACGGCCTGCGCCAGCATCGAGAGCACCGGATACAACTGAGCGACCGTGGTTCGCGTGGCCAGGTACGCGTCGATTTGTGCCGGGGTTGACCCGCGCAACTGGATAAACAGCGCATTGGACACCAGCGCCGTGCGCTGTGCTTCGGGGTCAACGGTGCGGATCACTATGGTGGTCATGTTGCGGTCACCGTGAAGGTTGTCTCTTGTTTCGGGAAGTTCGAAAACACGACCTGGTAGGAGCCCGCGCTATCGGCCTGCAGCAGCAGCGAGCCGTCATTGATCACAATCGCTGCGCGTGGCAGTGAGTCCCCGTCCTTGTAGATCTTGGCGACGGTCCCCGCGGGGATGTTGATGACGGTTGCCCCATCAATGACGTTGGCCAGGATGCTGAGCTTGTCGATCGCCAAGGCCGGGGCGAACAGCGGCCGCGCCGTCTTTACACCGCCTGGTGCGTACTCGGTGGCCGGCAGGATCACACCGCTGCCCAGGGCACGTGCCGCTGCGCCATCGCCACGCTCCTCGTAGCTACCCGTCGCCAACACTCGGCCGGTGCCCGTGTCGTAATAGTAAAAGTTGATCATGGCTCACACGTTGAAGTAGGCGATTTTTTTACTAGCACCGTTGATGGTGCAAGCGATGTATCCACTCGGCGTGGGCATCGCCGCAGCCGCACCGGCGGCCCCGATGGTGGTGGCGGTGGTGGTGGTCAAAGACAGCGTAGTTGCTGTGATGGTGACCAAAGAGGTGGACAAGTCGAGCACATTGGTCGAGTTACAAGAAATTCCAAGGCGGTTGGAGGCAATGCGATACAGGCCGGCATTAATGTTCGATTGGAACGTAACCGCAGGCGCAGCGGCCGATCCGTCACGAAATTGTGATTGTGAGCCCTGGAAAATGAGCGACGTTACTGCGGCGATGGCGCCATTGTCAGTGGTCGAGAAACTCATTCGCGTGCCACGTCCAGCACCGCTCCAGGTTTCAGTGGCTGCAGTACCAATCGTCGCCCCCGCATATATCGCGGCAGACGACGATGAATACCCTGCAAATGAAATGAATGTTAGGAACTGGCCAGTAAGTATCTCGGTGGGCGTCCCAGTCATCGAACCGTTGTAGCGCGTGAATGCCAACGCGTTGAGTACATCCAGGGACGCGATGGAAAAATTGGCGGCGCCATTGTTCGCGAACAAAAAATCAGCAGTTGCGGCACCGACCGGTAAGCCCGTACGACCCACGAGCATGCCACCCGTTGCACTGAACTCAGCAGCCCGAAGACCACCGGTGGAGATACCCACCGAATCCGTACCAGCCTTGTAAAACCCGTTGCTGATGCCGGAGGTGAATGCAAGCGAAGGCGCTGCCGCCGAGCCGTCCGCAATCTTCACCAGGGCATCAAACCTGTGAGGGCCGGCCCACGTGGGGGTCAACGCCTGATACGTGGAGGTCTGCAGAAAGCCTGCGGAGCTGATGCCATCCAACAAGTCCGCATCCAACCCGCTGCCACTGCCGTCGACTGTCAGCAACTTTGCGAGCACGTCCGCCGCGGTATAGGTACCCGCTGCGACGAAGCCCGCCGACGAAACACCGTCCAACAGATCAGCGTCGAGTCCGCTGCCGGTGCCATCCACCGTCAGCAGCTTCGCCAACACATCCGCTGCCGTGTACGTGCCATTCGCCACAAAGCCGGCTGAGGAAATACCGTCCAACGTGTCGGCGTCGATTCCCGAGCCCGCTCCGTCCACCGTCAACAACTTCGCGAGCACGTCGGCGGCCGTATAGCTCGAGCTGTCGAGCTTGGCGGCCAGTGCTGCCGTCAGTCCCGTCACATCGGCGATCGCGTGAACGTGTGCCGCGAGTGCGAAGCCGGTGGATGACAACCCATCCAGCAAGTCGGCGTCGAGACCCGACCCCGCACCATCCACCGTCAGCAGCTTCGCCAACACATCCGCTGCGGTGTACGAGCCGGTCGCAACAAAGCCCGCCGACGAGATGCCGTCCAAGGTGTCGGCATCGAGGCCTGAGCCGGCGCCATCGACAGTCTTGATCTTGGTGAGAACATCCGCGGCTGTGTACGCCGACGCATCCAACTTCAGCGTGTACAGCTCAGTGAAGTTTTCGTTGATCTTGAGCGCGCCGGCGGGCAGCGTGTCAGCGTCGGGCGCGGTGTAATCGATGAGCTGCTGTGCCACTACGGTGCTCCGCCGTCTGAAGTCACATTGGTCCGGGTCACTGGATACCTTTGTGCAACGGCGTGCGCGATTTCGATGAACTGATCCATGCCCCAATCCATGAGCGCCGTATTTACCGCATGGAGCACCATCCGGGAGTTCCGCTTTGTGTATCCACCCCCGCACTTGATTCTGTCCACGCTGGGGCCGAACGCGTTTCTCCCATGCGAGAAATCGAACGCCAAGCCGCTCACTTCGCAAACGCCTGCACGGAATCGCGATTCAAACCAAGGGAGGTCGAGATCGAACTCCACCCCGATACGCTTCGCTCTTTTTTGGATGCAGCGGTGCACCTCCCTTGATCGGAAGACAAGATCATTGGAGTACTTGAACCGGTAGTGCTCAATCAGCCGTGGAGTCGTGCGGCGCTTCTTCTCATCTAACTTTCGACACTCTTTGCACCATCCAGCGCGGCCTGCCCTGTTCCCGTGCGTGTAGAACAGCAGCGGAGACTTGAACGCACCGCATTTCCCGCAATGCAGGAGGCGCGATACTTCAGGAACTATCGATAATGTTTTCTGATCCACGAGATCATCTGCGCTTGCTGAGACCAGGGATCCACTGCGCCGTGCATGATCACCATGCGAGCATTCGCTGGCAGCTGATACCCAGCTCGAGCGATGTGACAACGAAATGAGTGTACTCCATCGTGCTGGCCCCACTTTGCTTCTCCGGGCCCGAGCGCTGCGGCAATCCACGCCTGGTCGGAGCCGACCATGCCCATCTTGAGCGTGCGCTTCGGTGACTCTACTGGGTCGAAGGTGTCCCACACTTGCCGGCGCGAGCCGGCGCGCAGTTGAATGAGCGAGCCGTTGTAGGGCGTGCGCAGCGCGACATCGCCATAAAGTTTGATGTCGAGGTCGTTGGCGAACAGCGGCGTGATGTCACCGGTGATCACCACGTCCAGGTCCATCGACACGAAGCGCGGGCCGAACCACTGCGCAGCCTCCGCCGAGAACATGCGCAGCCGGCGGTAACAGCTCGGGTAGCCGCGGCCGTGCGGGCTCGGCAACTCGCTGTGATCGGGCCACAGCGGCACGATGCGGATCGCCGGATCGATGCCGGCGGCGTCATCGGTCACACACACGAGCTCATGCGGGCCGTGGTAGTGGCGCTTCAACATGCCGGCCAGGACGTTCACGGTCGCCGGGGCGAAGGTGCTGCGATAGCCGGCCGGGCCTTTCCACTTCCAACAGACGAAGGTCAGCACCTACAACACCCGCTCATAGGCGAAGGTGTCGCGCCGCGGCCGCCAGTTCGGATCAACGTTGCGCACCGCGCAGATCTCGCGGATGCGGGCCTTGTCCTCGGGCTTCTTGCGCTCGAGCGTCGTGGTGGAGGCGTCGGGGATCATCTCGCGGGGCACGCGGATCAGGACCTCCGGCAGCTGCGTCAGCGCGGCCGCGGTCCGCTTCACGCCGGTGAGAAAATGGCCGTCGGTGCCGTACAGGCCACACAGGCGCTCATCGTAGCCGCCGATCGCATCAAACATCCGCGTGGTCATCGCCCAGGAGTTGGGATGGGGCTTGTAGGGCGTCATCTCCGGTGCGGTGATGCGACCGAAGCGATATACCGTTGACGGGTCAAGCTGCCCGCCCATCAGACGCTCCCAGGTGCCACGTGGAACCAAGTGGTCCATGTCGGTGAGCAGCAGCCACTGCGTGTCCGTGTGTTTCACGCCGATGTTGCGGCACGCATCCTGACACCAGGGTACATCCTGCTGCATTGCGTAGAGCTCAAACGATGCGAGACCGCTCACGCCCAGGCAGACGTGCTCGGCGGCGTCCTCGCACGGCGAACCGTCATCGATGATGCGTACGTGCAAGGCTTGTTGGATCTCCGGCGGCAGCGTGCGCCAGTGCTCGAGGTGCGTAGCGAGCATTCGCGGGTTCATGTAGTACGCCATCACCAGCGTGAACGGTCTCACCGGCACTCCCTACGGTACTGCGCCGGTGTGATCCTCTTGAACGCCGTGACGGCGCTGGTGGGGCTGACATTGAACACATCGATGCCCGCGGTGACGAACGCCTGGTGGGTCGCGTTGATCTCGCGGGCCCACTGCAGATAGTTCGCGGCCGGGGTGCCAGCGGGGTGCCAAACATACGGCTCAAACCAGTGCGCCTCCCCGCGCAGACTGCGGTTGAAGTCGAAGCCGAGCAGGAACAGCCGGGCCGGTGCCAGGGACCAGGCCAGGTTCAGTGCACACAGCCCGCTGTTGGTGCCATTGAGCTGATAGGTAGTGCCCGCGGTGCTGGGCACGAAGTGGATGGACTTGTGATCGCACTCGAAGATCTTGAGGCCCAGCCAGCGCTCCTGAATATTCTGCACTGCCGAGCGGCGCAGCCAAGTGGGGCCGGCGCGCTCGAGCAACCACTTCCAGCGCGCTTCGGTCCACAGCCGGTCCATCGAGACCACGGTGTCGACTCGCGGCAGGTGCACCGCTGAGTCGTTCACCGCGATCACCTCCCCGCACAGCTGGTCGATGTCGATGTTGCGCACCGACCAGCCGCCAGCGACCACGGTGATGTCACCGCCGGGCATAGACCCCTCGCGCCCACTTGTTGGTGATGCGGATGGAGGCGACCTCGCGCAGGTGGGCATTGAGCTGCGAGGTCCACTCGCCCTTGTCGCGGCGCACGTCGAGGATGATCACGGTGTCGGCGTGCAAGCCGCCGCGTTCCAACAGGCGCGGCAAATAGGTGTTCGGCTCGTAATGAAAACACCAGGAGCCGAGTGACAGCACCAGGTCCCACGGCAAGAAGGCGGCGGTGTCGGTCGGGGTGTAGTAGCCAATGCGATCACGCCGCACGCCGTTGACGGTCAGAAAATCCCGAGCGACGGCCGCGTTGCTGAAAGTCTGCCGGTGCAGCTTCATGTCGGGCGCGTCGTGCTCGCCGTCCAACAGGTTCACGTTCAGCTCACCGCCGTAGTGTCGCGAGAGCAGCACGTCGATGCCGCCCAGGCCACTGCCGATGTCGAGGGATGCCCAGCAGGTCTCTGGCAGATACGGACGGATCTCGCAATAGGTGCGCCAGAGGTCCGCTTCATAGGCGGCATGCCAGCGCTCGCGATCATAGGCGAGCGGCTCCAGGCTCCCCTTCTGCAGCCGCAGGTACGCGAAGTGCTCGTCCTCGACGATGACCTGGCTGCTGATCATTTGTGCGCCCACACGTTCAAGCCCTTGCGCTGCTCATGCCGCTGGATCCGCCAGCCGGCGTCACGCAGATTGGCAAGCCACCAGTCTACTGGTTGGATCAACAGGTGGGCGTTGCGGCCGTCCGGCAGCAGCTCGCGCGCGGCGGTGAGCGCGATGACGAAATAGGCTCCCTTGCGGGCCAGCAGATACTGGTGCTGCAGCACGTTGTCGATCTTGTCCGCCTCAACATGCTCGAGCACGTCGGTCGACACCACCAGGTCGGCCGGTTTGGGAAGGTCGTGCGCCGCGGTCCCGGGGTCGTATGCGAACACCTTGAGCGTCGGGACCGAGGCCGCGAGCGTTGCGCAGCCGGCGCCGTAGTCGAGCACTGAGGTCGCGCCGAGCTCGTTGGCGAAGGTGAGGATCTCCGGCGCATGCGAGGCGCCGCTCTTGCCCCAGCGCATGGCGCGGTGCTTCTGCGTCAGCTGCGCGCGGTAGGCGAGCGAGGCGAGATCCTCGGCACTGAAGCGATAGGCGCCGGCGTGGCGCATGAACATGCCGATGTGACCGAGGTCGAGCGCGTGAACTTTCTTGGCGTGCAGCCGTGCCGCGAGGCAGGTGGCGGTCGCCCCCAGGCACAGGATCACGGTGCCGGTGGGGGTGCCGATCTGCGCCTCGAGCGCATCGATCTGCTCGTAGGCGTGCTGGCGCGGACCACTCACCACGCGCACCGAGCGCGCCTCGCTCATCATCTCGGCCGTGAGCGACTTGTCATCCCCGCACACCAGCGTGATGTCCTTGTCCGCCCACAGGGATCGCACGTGGGCCCAGTACTCGGGATGATCGATTTTCGGGGCGTTGTCGGGACGTGTGATGAAGGCGCTGCCGTAGAGCGGCTGCTTGTACAGCTCGGCGAATGCGCCACTGGCGTACTGCGTCCAGGACTTCACCCGGGGGCCGTGCGCGAAGTTGGGAATGCAAACGACCAGGCCGGTGTGATAGCGCGCCAAGATGATTCTGAGCTCCCGGGCGAGCGCTGGATCCGCACGCTGCGAGCTGCAGCCCCCGCCGATCGCCAGACGCAGCTCGCCATCACCGAAGCGCGCGACACTGAACTGGCTGCACGTGGCGAGTGTCTGCACCTCACTCAACACGATCGGCAACGTCATAACACCGCCTCGAGCGGCACTCGTTCAAAGCACTTCAGCGCCGTGTGCCGCGAGCAGTTCACCACCGTGACGCCCGCGGCACGCAGCGGTGCGGCCATGGTGTCGATCGCACGGATCCAGGCGGCGTAGCGATTGCCGTTGCCCAGCGGCTTGGGGTGATCGCCGTGCCAGTGCGTCTTGTTGTTGGAGCGGCCCATATCAAAGCCGAGCAGCACGATGCGGGTCGCACCGAAGAGCGCAGCCAGCGCGATCGCCTGGGCGCCCGAATTCTTGTTGGTGTGGATGCTGTGCTGGTTGGCGGAGACGCCGCCGGCGTCGATGCCCTGCACCCACTGCAGGCCGTAGCGCTCGCGCGCCGCCTCGGACACCGTCCACAGCTCACCGCTGAATTGCACCGCTACCTCCCTGAAATACAGCTCCCACCAGGCCGCATCGCACGCATACAACACATCCGCCCACGGCGCAGCCCGCCAGGTGGTGTTGATCGCGACTACTTTGCGGGCCGCGTGCCAGTCGTTGCGATCCGCGGTTTGCCCCGCCGCGCGCCAGGCACCAACGGCTTTGACGTCAGCAAGCGTGAGGCTAGGTCCGCTTCCAAGGACGACGGTGGTGGCACCTGGCCATCGCCCGGCGCAGGTACCGTACGCTGGCGCGTCGCCGGCGCGGCCGGTACCGCCTTGTTGTCTTTTGGGCCCGGGGTCTCCTCCGCGTCCAGGATCTCGATGAGCTTGTTGCGGGCCAGGTCGCGCGCATACGCCGGCTCGCAGGCGAACTTGGTGCCTGCGGTGATGAAGCCGTAGGCCTTGCTCTGAAACGACTTCAGTGCTTTGACTTTCATGTTGGATCTCCGAGAGAAACAGCCCGGCGCGGCGCATCCGCTCCCGGGCTGGGGGAGTGCTAGCTATCTAGCTATCAAGTCGTCGAGCCGGCCGGGAAGGCGCCGTACACGAAGGCCTGCGGACGAGTCACCGCAAGCGCGATCCGCTCCTCGCACAGGATCGTCACCAGGTTGCGGATGAAGTTGTCCTGATCCTCGGTGCTCATCAGGATGCCGGCCTCCTCGCGATCGAACAGCGTCGCGGCCAGGCGGAAGGCCCCGGCCATGAAGTTGCCGCGGTGCATGCCGTCCGACTCGACCACCGGCAAGCCCCACAGCATGGGCGGGGTGCGCGAGCTCGGGCTCGCCATCAGATAACGGTTCTCGTTGTCCTTGGTGAGCTCGACGTTGTGCCAGTCGGTCGGGGACATCACGAGGCCGCTGGCCGGGTAGAACGCCAGGCGCACCTGCAGGATCGCGTGGCGGATGGTGTCGATCATCGTATCGCCGCCGACGTTCAACGCCGTGTTGTACGCGGTCGCCTGCGGGACCAGGCCGAGCAGGTTCTCACCGGTGCCATCGCCGAACAGCAGCTGGTCTTCTTCTTTGATCCGCAGTTCCCAGCGCATGCGTGCATCGATCAGGCTCATGAGCAGCTTGAAGTCGGCGAGCACTTGTTTGCTGGCGCGGATCCAGTGCGCCATGGTTCGCACCGGCACGTCCTGGCGCTCATAAGTGATGTTGGACTCGGGCTTGAGCGCACCCTCGGACACCACATCGGCGTTGTTGGTCAGCACCAGTTCGCGGAGCCACTCGATCAGGTTGCTGTCGGTGGTGCCGGTGCCTAGCAGATCCCGGATCGACAGCGGTCGCAATGGCTCCTCGACCACCCCCGGCAAGCGCGTCGACCAGATGCCGGCGCCGGCGGAGCCTGCGATCGAGGTGATGGTTTTGACCGCGTGGCGAAAGGACACCTTGCCGCTGCGGGCCTTGAGGCAGAACTCCTTGAGTCCTTCGGCAGCAACTAGCTGCTGACCGATGGTGAGCTCCCGCTTCGGGCCCACCTGCTCGAGCGTTGCGAGCTTCTGCTGCGTGTCGTGCAACTGGCCGTACAGCTCGGCCACCTTCTTGGTGTGCTCGGCGATCGCGTCCTTGGTGCCCTCCTGCACTTTGCCGAAGGTTTTGAGGTCCTCCTCGTGCTTCTTCATCCACTCCGCGACGGCAGCGTCTTTCTTCTGCAGCGCATCGAGGATCGTCGCAATCTGCTTTTTAAGCTCCGGGCTTAGGTCGTCCATTGTCGTGGTCCTCTAGATATCGAAGGATGGGGGACAGATCAATCACCTGTTCGCTGTCATCCTCAGCATCACGCAGAGGGGCCACGCCGGCATCACGCAGGAGCGACCGATAGCCCAGGCCAGCGGTGTGCTTGGCCTGTTTTCGTGAGAACCCGAACTTCTCGCGCAGCAGGTCCTCGAACTCGGACAGAGAGAGCAATTTGCCGGCGGCAAAGATGGACTTGACGTCCTCCACGCGAGCGTCGGTGTTGGCCGGGAACGTGGCCAGGCTACTCTCCCACAAATCAACCTTGACGATGTTCCAGACGTTCGTCTTGCCGTCGTACTCCATGCCGTCCTCGGCATAGTCGAAGCCGATCGACAGGCCCTCAATGGCCTTCTCTTTCAGCAGCGCATGCGCGATCCGGGCCTGCGGGATGTCATCGATCAGCAGCCGACCCTCGACATACAGACCCTTGTCATCCTCGCGCATCAGCGTGTGTGGGCCGAGCGGCTGCTTGGCATCGTGCTGCCACAACAGCGGCGGCAGGCGATCCTTGGCCTTCCACTTGGCCAACGTCTCAGTGAAGCAGCCGCGGCGCATCACATCGCGGTAGTAGTCGAGGGTATCGAACACGCTCGCGTAGCCGCTGAACTCACCGCTCTTCTCGATGGCCTTCACGTGAAACGGAACGGCGCGATGTCTCAACTTCATGGCACTTGCTCCACTTTCAGGAAATTGAGCAGCGCGGTACGCACCTGCTCGGAGGCCTGGGCCACGGGATCCGCGGCACTCGCCTCCATGCGTGACAGGGGAATCAGACTACTTTGCACCGTCAGCACATCCCCGCCGTCCATCTTGCCGCGGCCTTCTTTCTCGCGGCATTCGTTGCGCGTAAGGACCCCGTTCTGCGTCATCTGCGAGTAGAACGCCGATCGCGCCGCACTGTCCGCGGCGAGCAGCTCGTCCAGGTCGTACTCCGCGTACAGCTCGCGCCGATCGATCAGCGGGATCAGCGAGTGGCGGATCTCCTGCTGCGCCACAACCATCAGTGGCCGCAGCGTCAGTCTGTTCAACGCGCCAAACACCTGCTCCAGGCCCGAGCCCCACACGCTCACCCCCGAGCTGTGCCCGATCAGCATCGGGGAAATGTTGAACCAGCGGGCAATGTCCTCGACCGAGAACTGGCGCGAGGCGAGCAGCTCCGCGTCCATCGGCTTCATCGTGAGCTCGGAGAATTTGACCCCGCCCTCCAGCACCATGATGCCGCCCTTCTTCTTGCCGGTCTGGCCGCTGAAGCTGGAGATCTCGGCGCGGAATTCATCGCGCTGCTGCGGCTTCAGAAACTTGTCGACCTCGAGGAAGCCGCCGGCCTGCAGGCCATTGCGGAAGGTGGCGCCAGCGGAGGATTCGCCCGCCTGGGCGAGGCCCATCGAGTGCCGCGCGTACTCGATCACCGAGCACCCGGTTAGTCCGTCCAGCGTCTTGTCCATGAGCCGGAATATTTCGCTCGCCGCCCAGCCCTTCTCGCGCACGCGCATCGGCGCGGTGGGACTGTCATCCGCAAACCGCAGCTCGCCGGCATCGGTCAGGTACGGAGTGATGAACTGCGGCAGCAGCGGCTCAAGTCCAATGATGCGACCGCTGGCATCGTACTTTTTGACCGCGTAGCCCGTGCCCCACAGCAGCATGCTGGCCCACATGAACGTCCAGAAGCGCACCGCCGTCATGCGGCTGTTGGTCTGCCAGCGCAGCACTTCAAACAGCGGGTTGTCCTCATCCAGCACCCCGGCCCCGTCCGAGCCGTAGCGCTTAAGCTCGAGCGGCAGGGTTGCGATCGTCTTGGAGATCAACCACACGCACGCCCACACCGCCGACAGGGTAAGCGCGGACTCGGGCGTGACGATGAGGCCGGAGTCTGACTCGGCGGCATTCACGGGCGGTTTGCTATTGGCACCGACTCGCCAGAAGGTGCGAAAGGTGCCGGTGCGGATGGTGGGGAACCAGCTCCACATCGACCCGAAGATCTGCTTGAGCTGGGGCGGGCGCACCAGGCCAGCACTGCGCGCCTGTTGTAGTTCGCGCCCCGTGAATCGCTGGGGGATCAGGTCGGACATCTAGCCGCGCACGGGTTTGCTGAAAAAACCTTGCGCATCGCCACTCTCATCGGGCGCATCGGCCACCCCGAAGGACATCAGCAGCGCCACCATGCCGTCGATCTTCTCAGCGGCACGCTTGCGGTCCGGCGCTCGGTTGCCGTTCACATCGCGCCTACAAACCAGGTTCGCTGCCATCCAGGTAAGCACGGGGTTATCACCGTGAGAGAAGTTGCCGGCAGTGTACGCGCGTTCGAACGCGCGAATCGCCGGACTGTACCGGCTCGGCACTTGTGCGAACTCGATCATCGGCACCCCTTGCTCTTGTAGGCGTGTGGCGCTCGACAGTGCGTTCCAACGATCGTAGGCCACCGCTTTTGGAGCGTAGCGCTCACAGTCGGCCAATATTTCGGCCTCGATATAGCTGTAATCAGAGATGTTGCCGGGAGTCTGAGAGAGGAATCCGGCGTTCACCCAGCCCGCGTAGTTGACCGATTTGCGCTCGGTGCGCTGTTGAACCGCAGACTCGGGCACCCAAAAGCGCGTGCTGGAGAACCAGAAATCATACTTATCCCAGTACCACAGCAGATTGAAGGCGTTGATGTCGGCCGTAGCGGCCAGATCGAACGCGCCCCAGCACGGCAGGCCCACCATGTCATCGCGCGTGAAGCGTTGGTTGCACTTGCGCCAAGCCATGAGGTCAATTTCAGCGCTCGCGTGCACGGCGCGGCGGTTGAGGCGCTTGATCCGGAACTCACTGAGCTTGCCCGGCATGGCCTGCGCCTCGAGCGCCGCCTCGCGCAGCTTGGCGAGCAGCATCGGGTTGCTCTGGAGGATCGGGTTCGCTTTGATCCAACAACGCTCATCGAAGTCGCTGTCCTCGTCATCGACCATGTAGAGAACCGCGAGAAAGTGGTCCGCCGGGGTCGTGTCGTTGAGAATTGATTGCGAAAAGGCGCGTAATTCAGACCAGGGACCGGCGTTTTCGTAGCCTTCGGTGGTCGTGTAAAGCCACAACGGATTGGCGCGGGCGCCGCTGGCGCTGGTCAACACGTTCAAAAGGTCGTGTGTCTTCTGCGCGTGCACCTCATCCATGACCGTGTGTGAGGGATTCAGGCCGTCCTGGTTGCTCGCTTTCGCGTTGATCGGCTTGAAAAACGCCACTATTTCGTACCGCACGATGCTGTTGGCGAAGGTTTCCAGGCCGAACACCTCCTGCAATTCGGTGTTTCGATCGACCAT